TCTCAGGCTGTATGTATTTATCTAATCTGGTACTAGCTTGTGCGCTCCCTACTACACTAAGGCTAGTCACCGAGTTGATCACCTTATCCAGCACACTGGGTTCTCCGGTGCTGGCTGCATCGGTCGTGATGCTGCCATTCATGCTAAGTTGCAGCATGTCCGAGCGGTGATCCATTCGGTTTTGAATTCCCTGTACATTGTTTTTGTTGGATCGATTGCGAACTTCATTGATAGCAGTGTCCCAATCTCTCTCTTTCACAGCCCGATTGAAATTGGTGTTAGGTCCAACGAACCGAGATCCCCCTTGATACGCCAGATCCACAATGACCGCCCGCTGCACAGGAGTGAGGTCGGTACCCGCGTACCACTTAGTCACGCTGGCCTCTTTGTCCATAATCACGGTTTCAAAAACAACGTTCATTTGTTCTGCTGTAAGCGAGACCTTCTTCGTTAGATCGCCAGATCGAACCGTCGCATCTTTCAGCATCTGCTTGTAATCAGCTTCGCCCACCATGGCGGTCACTGTTTTTTTAACCACAGGATCACTCAGGTTGAACCCAACTCCAATCGTTGGTACCCCACTAGTATCCATGTATGCGTATTTTCTAACACCCTCCCCAGCATAGATTAAATCCTGTCTCAGCTTTGCGTAGGTATCATCTAGTGGAGTATCTTCGCGTTCGTTTGGCAAGCCACCCTTCCTTTGCCCCTCCGCTTTCAGGAGCTTTTGATAGATACTAATCATTTGTTCTGTCGAATTAATCTCAGCAGGGATCATGCCCAACACCGTCAGGCCAACGCTTGGTCTTACTTGGCCCTGATCTTGAGCTTCCGAAACTGCGCCTGTAAGAAGGTTGACTCTCTCATCACTTTCTAGCTTCTGCGCGTTTTTCTCCTTGATCTTTTCCGCTTCGCGTATCTTGCTGCTACCCCACAGGCTGTTGGGGAAATCCCGCCACTGCTGTCTTGTTGATTCTATGTCCTTCTGAAGTCCGCCTTTAGCCTCTGCCAATAAATTTCTGGCAAATTCTGGTTCCATATCTGGATGGTGAATGTTGTACATGCCCATCGAGAATTTCTCTGCCATAGACAGAGGTCGCTGATAGTTCTCTTCAGAGTGAATTCGGTGGGCCTCTATTTCTTCGGCAGTAGGCACAGTGCCGTTGTACTCAAGGGTGAAAACTTTGTGGACGCCATCCATGCGCTCCACCCATTTCATGCCGTGGACTGGCTCAAAGACTCGATTGAAGGTGTCCACAAACTGGCCCATAGATATGGTGCCACCTTCCTTTATAACGTTGATAGCTTCCTCATCAGACAGCCAAGGGGCAAGCTCACGCTGCGTTACGTCACCGTCTGTTACAGCCTGTCCAACGTAGTCACCTGTGATGTTTAGTGTTCGTCTGGGGTTGTCATCCCGTGCCTTCAGAGCAGCCTGTCGCTCTGTCACTGGCAGCGAGTGAATGTCAACAAAAGCCTTAAATTCTATTTGAATACCGGGATGAACTAAAATCGGCTGATCCGTGGAGTTTGCCAGCGGAATCGTGCCTTGTGTCTGACTAGTTTTATCCGTGATATTAGCAAGATAACCCCCGTCGAGAAACATGGTTTTTAAAAATGGGGCAGCAAACATGCTCTGTGCTGGGTTGCCGCCAAACATAATTTTAATTCCGGTTGTGAGTGCGTGCCACGCAGAGTAGTCACCAGTAATTTGAGCAATACGCTCATCTACTTCGAGGGAGCCAACTCGCGACTTGCCATTCTGATCTACAACAGGATCGAAGATCCGACGTTGGGCAGGAGCCAGCCTCTCTCTGTGCACAAGGTACATGTCGCCGTCTTGTGATCGAGCGGCGGCATAAAAGTTGCCCCACTTTTTTGATGTTTCCTCTAGCGCGGCCTTAGCAGTTTCTTTTGTGATCTGCTGGCCATTTCTTGCGAAGGCCCGGTGCACATCTTGTAGAAAATCTTCCTCAAGCGCTGGGTCTACATGTACTCTCTCAGGAAATGTGTCCTTTAGACTATTAGAAATAACTGTAGAAACTGTTGTTCCCGTAGACGTGTCGGCTTTAAGTGCTGTCTCTATGTCTCTACGCACACTTTTCATGTTTATGCGCTCTCGGTAGCCAGTTTGCCCTAAGAGCTTGTTGTACTTCACAACAGCTTGTTCGCGAGATAAACCTTGGGCTTGGTAATTTCTTACCGCATCATAGAAATCGACACCCTCCGCTCCTAGCTTCTTACGCAGAGTACCGAAGGTTCCGCCTTGGCGTTCCATAGCTTCATCCATCAGACCCCACGCATGAGAAGACGCCAACGTGGCTTGCGCCCGTGTAGACTCTTCTGTTGCGCTGTCTATGATGTTGGGATTCACAGCCACACCCATCACAGCTTTGTCTAGTTCTGTTGTGGAAATGTTGGGTGATGCCAAAAGCTTTCCGGCAAGTGTAATGTTCAGCATCGCCTGTCCGGGGTTTTCTAAAAATTTCGTTACCGTCTTCTGGGGAAGAGATCCCTGTCCGCCTAGCCAGTTGGACACTGCCACCCCTGCTGCGCGATTATCCGTGTAGGTTCCCAGCGCGGCGAAGGCTGCGCTTCTTGCCGAGTTTACACCGTCGTTGTTGTTAAAGTCCGCGACTTCTGGACTCTCAAGATAAGACAGCATGGACAAGGCTGTGCCTTGGGAATCGTTGTTTAGGGGGTTAGCTAACTCCACCGTAAGTTCTTTGAGTGTTGAAACAACAGCCTTGGCTTGTGCCTTGTACTGCTGGTTGGTGATCTTACTTAGGTTGGCAGCCAGTGCTTGGTACTGATTGGGATACATCTGGGCAAAGGTGCGCTTGTTAACAGGGTCTCCCAGTTCAGGGTTTGTGGCTAGCTGGTTTAGAAAGGCCAGCTTTGCCAACTCTGGTTTGGGAGCCTGATTAATAGAGCGCATTGCTTGATTCAAGACCCAAGCTTTGGTTGCTCCCGGTGCTTGAGTTGACGCTTTTGGTAGAACGTTGCCAGCCTCAGCCACAAGAGCGGGAATTCGGTTGTAGTCCCAGTGTTCTGGATTTCCCGCGAAAGTTCCTTGAATTCTTTGCGACAACTCCAGTTGCGTGTTGAGGTTTTCGTTCGTGAACAAGGTTGAGATATGCTTATCGATCTCAGGTAAGGATCGTTTAGCTATCTCTGATGAATAATATGTTGAATACGTCGGGTCCATGCCCTGCGTTTTAGTGGCAGTGAAGGTAGCCAGAGCTTGAGCATGGTTGTCGGTCACACCTAGTGTTGGCAGAATTTTAGTGTTGAATTCTGCTGATGCCTCAACCGCTGCTATACCTGCTTTGATTTTCAGGCGTGTCTCAAAGTAATCCCGGTCGTTGGATAGCTGAGGGTTTATTGGTTTTCCAGTTAGCTCATCACTAGCGGCCAATTGACGCTCTCGAACATTCTCCAGTTCGATATCAACAAGAGTCTCTTTTTGCACCATATCAGCCGCTGCATCGGCAGACCCAGCTAGCTGACCAAAGAACCTGTTAACGTCGTCTCCCATCTGAGTTATGCGAGAGGCAAACTGGTTGCCAGCTTGGGTGGCACCGCGCATGGGATTACTCGTGACCACCCCACGCTGCTGAACCACTGGTGGTGGGGATACGCTGGGAGCATTTCGGGCGGCAACTGGGCCGACTGAAGACGAGGCACCGCGCCGAATTCTTTTCTGTCTTTGCTCTGGCATTATTCCACCTTATTTGAAGCTATGCTCTGTCCAGATTTATAGCTTATGTATTTCTGTCCGCCACTAACAGCAGCGCTTGCTATCTGCATGAAGGCTTGTTGTTTGGCACGGGCCTTTGCCAACTTAGCGTCAACGCTTGTGGAGTAATAATTTAGGGATGCGTTGTTGATGACATTCGCTTGGTCCGCAACGACTTGCTCTTTGTCTTTTTGCAGACTAAGCACACTGTCGTTTACGCTCTGGTTAACCCTAGATTGATCGATGTTGTGAAAGTAATTCAAAGCTTGCTGCTGTCGCATAAACGTTGTTGTTGCAAGCTGTCCTCGTTCTCCAGCAATTGCGACGAGGCTTGCACGTTCTACGTCAGCGAGTCTTGCTGCGTCCGACTTAACTTGCTCACCCTGAACGATAGTTTTTTTCTGCGAATCAAGGATGACATCTTCTGCGCTTTCGCGGGTTTGTTTGGCAGAGCTAAGAGCCCCCTCTCGTTCTTGGTTAGCGAGATTTAAACGCGCATTCTGTGCTGATTGTGCATGTCTGTTTTGAGATATAGCGCCGACAGCCTTTAGGGCAAAACTGGCAACCATCAGAGCTTCCATTATTCGCTCCTCGTTATCTCATTGAAGAACCCAGTGCTGACCGCCGCATTGACCACAGTCGGGAGGTGGCTGGAGTTCTTCAATTCAATTTTCACTTGGTCGCCACGCGACTTAATAGGGAACTGAAATGTGTCCGTTAGAAGCGCGGGCTTGCCTACGATGTTTGATGACGTACCCAAAATTCTGCCTGTCATGGTGTAGGTCTTTGCGTCTCTTTGGGTTGGTGTGACGACACACTCGAAGTATCCCGTGTCTGTGAAATACACGCGCATGGTCCGCATCTGATATCGACCTTGGATTATCGAGGAGTTATCTCGTTCGCGAACATACTGTCGGCTGAACTCAACAAGCATCTCGTATGGGATACCGAAGATAACCGCTACGGAACTATAGTCGCCCACTGCTGTAAAGGTGGCAGCGGTAGCACCTGCCCCTGTGTAAGTCAGTGGTAGTTTCTTACCAGCTTCGGTACCGCTGGGTACGATGCCCTGCGCCACACTACGGTGTGGATATGGAAGCGTCCACGTAGTTAAACCAGTGCCTGATGAGTAGCTCCCAGTCACCGTCGTTCTGGCATCCAACATCACAGCGTGACCTAACGTGGCGTCGGCTGTTTCCGGCATGAGAGGCAACCGCTCTAGAACGATAGTTCCATTGCGATCTGCCACGATATACAGGTTTCCCTCAATGACGCCCATGCCCTTCAGAGCCGTGCAGTTTAAATCCCAAGTTGTCCAAGCGGATTGAGCTTTCGTATCTCCATCAAAATACACGGTGTAAACATACAGTTGATCGTTATCTGTTCCATCCGCCACATCGGTGTAGCAGAAGAGACGACCAGTCGTCGGATCTCCGGTCATCTGCGTTATATTCGAAGGAACATAACCCTCTGCGTGTTTGGTGATATCCACAGCTACGTTGGTTAAGGTTTCATCCTCAACGAAGTACTCATAGACCACGGAGTTATCACCGGATTTCCCTGCGAAATATAGTTCATCGCCTAGAGCGACGGGCTTCGCTAAGTTACTCGTGGAATAGTTTGTTGCAAGATCGATGGTGGCCGAAGAGGGAGTGAGAGTACCCGCCGTGGACATTTCGAATTGCGCTCTATCTGCCGACAGAAACAACGACTTTCGGAACGGAATTGCCCAGCGCAGAAGAGTTACCTTCGTGGTAGATGCCGCAAGGTCTATAGGATCAGTGTCGAGAACGCTGGTGGCCTTGTCTGGCCACAGATTAAAGAAGTCACCGGACTGAGAGAAGAAAACATTTTCATCAGCCAGCATCCCTAAACGATTTCGAAAGAAGAATGCGTCCTTGATGGCTTTTCCAATGAATTTTGGAGCGGGAACGGTGATGGAATCACCCACGCCTCGTTCAGCCCACGTTGTTGCGCTGAGAGTCCATGTTCCGTCAGCTTGTCGCACAAGTTGGTGTGGCAAGGTAGCTGCATCAAACGAATTCTGAAGACCCGGCTTAACCGTTTCTTCCCACGCTCCGGTGGTGGCGTTGTAGATTACGAAATAATCATCAAACTCAGACTCAAGGTTTGTAACCCCAAAGACCCCAGTGGCTCCACCGGCTGTTAGATCACCAAATGTATCAACATAGGTTACGCTTCCTGATGTAGCGGCTGATCCTAACGCCGTTGTTTTGGTGCGATTAACAATGATTGTGTAATCAGCAATAGTCACAAATGCTAAGTCGGTTCTAGGGTTTGTCGTTGTTATGTAAGTCTGTAGCGCAGAGCTATAAGAGTTTACGGTTTTTGCCACGTCATTGATCACATCGTAGACTTTGAGTACCCCAGCGTTATCAATGAGGACAACGTATTGCTCAGTCGGGTCGCGGTCGATGGTGTGAACAGCGTACTCGCCCGAAGACGCCAATCCGGTTATGGTCAGTACCCGCTGCGAACACGGGCGTTTTTCAAAGCCACCTGTCACTACAGACAGAAGGCAGTTGTTGGCTTCCTGAAGCTGGCTCGTGAGTCTGACGTTGTGTGGTTGACGTGAGACCCCATTAAAGAGGCTCTTGATGGGAAGTTCGATCAGTCTACCCAAGGTTACATCCCATACAATCGATTGTGGTGTCGCCTTGAAATTTTGTAACTGTAGTTATTGTCCGTCAACACGTTGCAATCTTCTTTCGCTGCCTCGTCTTGGATCAGTGCAGCATAAAGCTCCGACTCCTTACGGACAGTGAAGGCATCAAGCGTGGAGGATGAAAGTACTGACTCCTGAAACTCCCGCGCCGCTCTGGCAGCAATGTACCGCTGCAAACTGTAAGGCAACGTTTCGTAGTCGTACTGCTGAACAATGTCCACGTATAGATACGTGTGATCATTATCAGTTGCAGATGTCCAAGTGTCAGTTTGATTTTTGATGTCGTAGAGATAGCTGCCTCTTGCTGTGACATTGACGTGCTTGTGTTCGCCAACCGTGTCCACGGTCAGAACAGTAGATGGCAGAGGGATCTTGTTGGTTTCATCTCTAAGAAGTTTTTTATTTCGATCTCTATTAGAGTGCCAGCCGACTGCTTGTACGTCCTTATCTACCTGATTGAAAATCCTCTCAGCAGTCTCAGCATCCGCCAGTCCAGATTGCAGAGACGAAACCGGGCTTTCCCCAATGGTGTCGAGCATGAGGTTGACCGCCTCAAGTTTGCTCATACCCATGCGTTCTCTCCTTAAATAAAAAAAAGGCACTCCCACGCCGAAACATGGGAGTGCCTATGGAACTAGCCTTTAAGAAGTTTTAAATTCTACAGCTAATTCTGGACGAAGGACGCCGTGGCCAACAGCCATTTTTGCGACCATGAAATCCTCTTGCCGACGAACGTCTCGCTCAGTTTCCATCGCGAGGTCCATAAGTTTCAAGGTTCCAACGGCTTCCTGACACCAGAGGATACCCGTGGTCGTACTGTAGTCAGCACGATACTTGGAGTACACCGACGTGTCTGAAGTTTCGTTGGCAGTGGGCATCAAATTCGACCGCATGATAGTCACGCCATCGATTTGAATTGCTTCACCAGCGCCTGACACACCGCCAGCCTGTTCACCAAAATCACGATTGATGACGAGGTAGCCATGGGTGGCATCCACAGCGTACTTGATGGAATCAAATACAGCAGCGTTGACAACCATGTAACGAGGCATATCAGGTGGAACGTTTGCGTTAAACATAGCAATGTTCGCTTCACGAATGTGGTCAATCCATGACTTACCCGTGGTGGCGGCAATGCTAGAGTTAACAAGCGCGGAGTCGGTAATAACGTTACCGGCAGCGAACGGACCATCTGCTGCCGTGCGGCCCGCAAGAACTGTCTGACGTAAGACATTCTTGTCGAATTCACGCGCCAACGCACGGCCTAGTTCGCTTGAGAAAGCAGACGTAACATCGAAATGAGCCATCTTCTCATCGAGGTCATAGATAGCTGTATGAGCTACCAGCAGACCATCAATGGTAATAGTGGTTTCAGTCGTATCGATGTCATTCCCTAGCAACTCTTTGCCAGCTTCATGATATTCAGAAGTAGCAAGATGGGTTTTCGGGAATTGTGCCGACTTTCCAGACTCGATGGTTCGCACCGAGTGCTTATCGAGGGTCACGACTTGTTCAGAGAACGAAGCAAGAACCTCGCCTCCGAATATTTTCAGGAACAGATTACGATCATCGCTAACGCTTTGACCATAACCGAACCTGGCTGGGGTAGACTGTACGCCGTATGCCATGTTTAGTCTCCCTAGGCTATGGCAGCAGCCGCTTGCCGTGCTTTATCAGCATTAGCAGCAGTCGCAGCAGTTCCGTCGTCTATGCCACCGATCCAGTGTACTCTCACAGGACCAGTGAAGCTAACAGCACTATCGCTGTTAGAACTCTCAACGACATTTGCACTTGAGCGGGTCAGGGTCGTCGTAGCTGAAGCATAAACTCCAACCCCTACCTCATATGCGCCCTTCTCACCAATCGCCGCGTACCAAATGGTATCGGCGTTTGCGAGAGTAACCGCATCTGAAAGTAGCTGGTTGTTGCCCATGCCCTGAACACTTATGCGAAAGTCTGCCGCATTTGCGTTCCCAGCCTGAACTACCTCACCCGCCATCGCGAAATCATGTTGGTGTGCCATGATTATCTCCTTGGTTAAGATTACGAGGGTAGTGGGGTTGACCTATTGCGCTCCAGTTATCCGCCGTAGCAGGGCTATTGCTGAGGTCTTTCATTCCCGAAGGAATTTCTTAAAAGCTCGAATTGCCTACGCGAAGTCGAACTTGATTTCTAAAAGCAGGATCTTTTTTATATCGAGGATCACTCATCGCCTCGACCATCTGTTGCTTCGAGGGGAAACCCAATCCGCTGTCTGCGAGGTTTTGTCCCTCAACCAACTGAGGACCAGCACTAGCGCTCGAAGCGGGAGGGAGACCAACATCCGCAGAAACTCGAAGGCTGTCGATAGCCATCCGCCAGTTAGGAGTTTCCAAGATTGAATTATAGTTTGCAATTTCTTCCTCACTTAGATTGGTAGAGGCCCATTCAAATATCGTAGCGAGGTTTTCCTGACCCCCTGCGTAATCAGCCGTGACTGATTCCATGTAATTTTTATTATTCTCCAGCAGACCAATGTACCCATCGAGGACAGCTTCTGGTATTCCAAAGTCTTTTAGCTGTTGGTAGTTGTCGGCGCTTATAGTGTTCGTGGAATCTATATCAGACGTGATGTTGTCCCAGTTGACCGGCGAGGCAGTTTCGTTTGTTTCGTTTGTGTCTTCTTCTTTTTTTGGTTCAGCTTTTTGATCTATCTTATACTGAAGTTCAACGCTGTGATTTTTCCAATCATACTCACCCGTATCAGCGTTATAGAATTTTTCACTGCCTCCTTCTGGCATTGCTTCTATCTCCACTGTGGGAGAATCAAACTTTTGATCTGTTGTTTCGTTGCTAAACCCTTCCTCGAACTTCGCAACCATCTGTTCGTTATATCCTTCGGTTCCCTTTTCAGGGGCCGTTTCTGCTTCACTCATTTGGAATTTCCTGTTGTAGTTGTTGCATCATTTGTCCAGACTCAGCCTGTTGTTCAGACTGCATACGTTGCTGTCGAATCTGCTGGGCCTCTTGCTCAGATCGAATGACCTCTGGAATTCCCAATCCGTTGAAAGCTCTCTTCAGCAATTCGGTCATCTTTACATAGTCGAGAGTTAGTTCCGGGGTCAGCATCTGCACGATTTGTGCAGCGGCCTGTACTTTGGCAACATCTTGTTCGCGGCCAAGAGCCTCAAGCCCAGTCGTAATTTGAGGCTCAATCAGTTCCTCATCGAACGGCGGCAGTGAACCTTGCTCCATCATCTGAACCATCAATCTTTGCAGACGTGTTCGCTGGAGATCGAGAGACAGCATCGAGAATACACCACCAAGCGTATTCTCTAGCTCTTCGGCAGCCATCCTGATTTCCGTCGCAGTAATTCTGTCTCCGGTTCTACGAAGCGCGGAGTTCAGCAGGAATGCTTGACTAAGACTGTCAGTCAGTCTGCGAGTTTCCTCAGCAGCGATTTGCAATCCAGTGATATTGGTGAACTGGAGCATCGACACATCTTCAGGATTACCCACGACGATCTCGCCGTTGTCCGCTTCTGAAATGCGTCTCCTCAAGTTCGCACCTGTTGCGTTTGGTCGTATCATCCATATGTGCCGGGACGCCATCGTGCTACCGTCGAGGAGAGCCTTTGCCATTCCATCGAGAGCAAACAAATCGGCGTAATGCTCTTCGATCTTTCCCCTTCCGAAATCTTCTGATGGCACTAGTGACCAACGGAGGGGGATGAATGGACTAACTGCATACGTGCCTTGCGAACCCGGCACTACTTGATCTTCGATTTCCTGAGTAACATCGAAAGCGCCGTCAGCGTTTCTGACCACTCGCGTGTACAATTCGATAAACTCGTGACCCATCTCACTGCGAACATCTGTTGGCACGGGAGAAAGCTCAGGTGGGATCTTCTGTCGGATGATGATCTCTTTTGTTGCACCCGTTAAGTCTCGCTCGATCACGTATTGATCCAGCCGGTACACCCTGATCTGATTGTCAGGACCAAGATACTCCAGCGCATTACCCGTGACGATCAGTAGCTGCAACGTCAGGTTTGTTGCCGATCTCCAGTTGGCGCGATCAATCTCCGACTGAATTAACTTTTCAGCCAACGTAAAGCCCCGCTCTACGTCAGCCGGTGCAGATAACTGACCAGACTCAATGAGCGCTTTGTTTGGAACCCCTAGTTTAAAAAACGTGGTGCCGGGAGGTAGCAACGCTGTTAGCAGACGCGACGACAGGTTGACTACGCAGCGAGACCCTAAGCCTTGGTATGGCTCCGGTAGTTTGCTTGTGTGGCTGTGTCCTTCGGGTGGCAACAGACTAGGGAGGGTTAGCTCTGCTGCACGTCGAGCCCTTTGGAGAAAAGGCTCACGGCGATGAGCAAGCTCTTCGTATCGCTCTTTTGCTGTAACCATCACTGACTATTTGCTACCCCTGTGGCGGTCGAGGCTGAGGCCAACGCTGGATTAAGAGGTATTCTCAACCCCGATATGCCTCGGCGGCGTTTGCGAACTTCCTCGGTCTTAATAACAGCCTTTCGTTTGGCCTCTACTTCTTCTGGTGTTTGCGGAAGGTCGGCATCCAACGGGATCTGAGAAAAGGCGGTAGAGGTGTCCTCGACTGGCGC